CCAAACTGCGATCGATTCAGATGCCATTTTGCAACAAAACGCGCCGTTATCCGCGATGCCTATTTCATCCACTGTCATAAAGGCACTATCGGCGCAATCCGGCGTGTGGTGGAGCCGCTCGGCTATCTCATCAACGTGACGGAGTGGTGGGAAAACAGTGACCCGCCCGGCACCTTCCGGCTTGATATTGGTGTACTGGAAAGCGGCATCACAGAGGCAATGTATCAGGAAATGGAACGGCTTATTGCTGATGCCAAACCTGCAAGCCGTCATCTTATTGGCCTGAACATTACCCGGGACATTCCCGGCTACCTGTTCGCCGGTGGTGTGGCTTACGACGGCGATGTAATTACGGTTTACCCCGGATAAGTGAGGAATAATGAGCACAAAATTCAGAACCGTTATCACCACTGCCGGTGCAGCAAAGCTGGCAGCGGCAACCGCACCGGGAGGGCGGAAGGTCAACATTACCACGATGGCCGTCGGGGATGGCGGTGGTAAATTGCCTGTCCCGGATGCCGGACAGACCGGGCTTATCCACGAAGTCTGGCGACATACGCTGAACAAAATCAGCCAGGACAAACGAAACAGTAATTATATTATCGCAGAGCTGGTTATTCCGCCGGAGGTGGGCGGTTTCTGGATGCGTGAGCTTGGCCTGTACGATGATGCGGGAACGTTAATTGCCGTGGCGAACATGGCCGAAAGTTATAAGCCAGCTCTTGCCGAAGGCTCAGGGCGTTCGCAGACCTGTCGCATGGTCATCATCGTCAGCAGTGTGGCCTCGGTGGAGCTGACCATTGACACCACAACGGTGATGGCGACACAGGATTACGTTGATGACAAAATTGCAGAGCACGAACAGTCACGACGTCACCCGGACGCCTCGCTGACCGCAAAAGGTTTTACTCAGTTAAGCAGTGCGACCAACAGCACGTCTGAAACACTGGCCGCAACGCCGAAAGCGGTAAAGGCCGCCTATGACCTTGCTAACGGGAAATATACCGCACAGGACGCTACCACAGCTCGAAAAGGTCTTGTCCAGCTCAGTAGTGCCACCAACAGCACGTCTGAAACGCTTGCGGCAACGCCAAAGGCGGTTAAGACAGCGTATGACCTTGCTAACGGGAAATACACTGCACAGGACGCCACTACAGCGCGAAAAGGTCTTGTCCAGCTCAGTAGCGCCACCAACAGCGATTCTGAAACGCTTGCGGCAACACCAAAGGCGGTTAAGACAGCGTATGACCTTGCTAACGGGAAATACACTGCACAGGATGCCACCACAGCGCGAAAAGGTCTTGTCCAGCTAAGTAGTGCCATCAACAGCGATTCTGAAACGCTGGCCGCAACGCCAAAAGCAGTGAAGTCTGCCTATGACAATGCTGAAAAACGTCTTCAGAAAGATCAGAACGGTGCGGATATTCCGGGAAAGGATACCTTCACGAAAAATATCGGTGCCTGTCGTGCTTATAGCGGCGCTTTGAGCACTGAAGCCGGAAACTGGACAACCGCTCAGTTTATTGAATGGCTGGATTCCCGTGGTGCATTTAATCATCCGTACTGGATGTGCAAAGGCTCCTGGTCATATGCAAATAACAAAATCATTACGGATACCGGATGTGGTGATATCCACCTGGCTGGTTGTGTCGTCGAGGTCATGGGAACTAAATCTGCAATCACTATCCGAGTGACCACGCCAACAACATCAAGCGGTGGCGGTACAACCAGCGCGCAATTCACTTACATAAATCATGGGGACGGCTACTCCCCCGGCTGGCGTCGTGACTGGAATCGTCAGGGCGACTCAATGACCGGAACGATTAATCAGGATGGCGGAAGCCAGAATGCCTATATGTCTACGGCCTTATGTTCAGGCACCAGAGGCGGCAAAAAATATCTCAGAAAGTTTCGTGGTGGAGAAGGAGATACTATCTGGCATGAAACAGTTCAGGGCGGGGTAATTCGCTGGGCGACAGGAAACAATGACGCTCAGGAAGAATTATCACTCAGCTCCGCTTATGGTCTCCGTTCAAGAGGTGAAATTACATCACTCAGTGCTAATGGTCTGCGCATTGCTTATGGCAATTATGGATTCTTTATCAGGAATGATGGCGGCAGCACATATTTAATGCTGACGGCCTCTGGCGATAAATTTGGGACATGGAACGGCTTAAGACCGCTGACTATCAATAACGCCAATGGCGGAGTGTCAATGGGGCATGGCCTGAGTGTTACAGGTGATATTGTCTCAAGTACCAAAGTACGTGCCGGTAGCGGGAAAAAGTTCACGGTCAGCAGCAGCAATACATCCACGAAGGAAGCCGCATTCAATTTGTGGGGAAACTCAAGTCGTCCTGTGGTGGCTGAATTAGGTGATGATGCAGGCTGGCATTTTTACAGTCAGAGAAATACAGATAACAGCATCACTTTTGCTGTTAACGGGCAGGTATCACCATCTAACTATGGCAACTTTGATTCACGCTATGTCCGGGATATCCGGCTTGGTGGTGCTGCCACATACAAACCTGCGAACAATGGTATGACATGGACACATCAGGCACCGTCCGGGTGTGTATATTCCGGCATTATTGTTCAGGATACCGGCTCAAACTCTGCCGATAACATTGGTGGCGTATATTACAGACCGGTGCAGAAATACATTAACGGGACTTGGTATAACGTGGCACAGGTATAATTTATGCAGCATTTGATAAATATAACGGCAGGTAATCCAAAAACGGTTGAACAATATCAATTGACAAAGGACTTTGATGTTGTCTGGTTTTTTTCAGAAGATGGTAAGAACTGGTACGAAGAACAAAAGTATTTTGCTGATGACACGATAAAAATAGCGTACGACAAAGATAATATTATCCGCTATGTGGAAAAGGATGTGACAGCTATCAGACCGGATGGATTAAGTGTTGTTGAAGTGCCGGATATTACTGCTAACCGACGGGCGGACATTTCAGGGAACTGGATGTTTAAGGACTGTACAGTGATTAAACGAATTTATACGGCAGAGGAATTGCAGCAGCAGGCAGAAAATCGGAAAGCCAGACTTCTTGCAGATGCTGAATCCGTGATTTTGCCGCTGGAGCGCGCTGTCAGGCTGAATATGGCAACAGATGAGGAGCGCAGTCGACTGGAGGCATGGGAACGCTACAGTGTTCTGGTCAGTCGTGTGGATCCTGCAAATCCTGAATGGCCGGAAATGCCGCAATAAGTTGTATGAGCTCTGGTGTGAGCTTACATATCTATGGCACAGAGTAAAGCCTAATCTGAGAGTCCGCTCTGTGCCAGAAGTAGACGCACAAGGTGGGCGTGTCTTTTTCTTAAGCTACATCGGGCTCTTATATGGGGAATGAGAGTTTTTGAAACGCGGTTCTTCATGCTTCGGACTGTAAATTCTTGCATGATTATCTATCACAACTTTACTTCCAAGAATATCTCGAGCTTCTCCTAACGACCACACAGTAGAAAGATCATTAGTCAAATTTCGATAGAGAGCACGAAACCCCTTGGGTTTTTTAAGATCATATAAGAAATCAGGAACTTTAACTTTAAAATTAAAGGTCGGTAGTTTCGGAAGGGAATTAATAGCCGCAACAGTATTGTATACATGTACAAGCTTAGTTACAGGTACACCTTGTCTAGTCTTGAGCCCATACTTAGTTCGAATATAATCTGATTCTTTCGATACTTCAGTAAGCAATGCTCTTACTGACTTATTAGCTTGAGGCAATTCATTTTCATCAAACAAGCGCTTTATTTCTCGCATTTTCTCACGGGCCCTTACAAATTCGTTGTTGTCCCTTATGTTATAAGCAGCTTCAACAATACAACTTGGATCACCAGTTTCTTTTGCGAGCCATGCCGAAAATAAAGGAAGCGAAGTTGCTGTTGCTACAGCTTTACCACCAGAATGAATATCAATGAGATCATGACTTAACGAAGTGGAAAAGTTTTCTACAATATGTTTAGCATAGTCAAAACCATACTGACAGTTTTGGCTTAAATATGTCTGTTGATACGCCTGACGTAATGGATATAAAAAAGTATCTGCTTGAAGGTACTTAGCTGTGAGAGAATAAAATACTGCCCGATTAGCCAGCCATACAAGCGAAGCCACGAATGCTTTGATTGCATCTGATGCTTCACCAGCAGATGTGCCATCCCCCCATTTTGCTCCGGGAACTTTGTACCCCTTGCGAATAGGGTTGCCAAATCGATCGAGAAGTTCAACATCGCCATTTGTTCTATTACCAGACTCAGCAGCATCACGCAGTTCTGAAAAAATGGCAGCAGCAATGTTACCATATTTTTCAAACTCCTTACCTCCATCAGATAAGTTCTTCAGTGTTAGATGATAAACACTTGAACTAATGTCCCATGTACATATGATATGTGTCTGAAGAAGTTCAATTAGTTTTTTAAAATCGTCATTAACAAATGTTCCACCACGAATTTTAGGTTTCAATGCATCAGATATTTTTTTTGCTTCACTTTCAATTTCATCCAACCCATATTGTGCTTTATCAAGAAATAATATCTCTCTGAAACTTGAAATCCTACTCCCACGGTACTCTGGAATATAATCATCAACCGCGATAACGTGATCATAGAACAAAATAGACTGTATATAGTTCTCAAATGCTATTATGTCTGTATCTACTGAGTCCTTCGATCTTGTTTTTACTTTCCCCTCGATTCTTTGGACTGCAGTTAGAGTTGAATTATCAATCAGTGCGTATGTCATTTACATTCCTTAAATAAAAAACATTAATGGTTGCTCCAAAAATACTAGCAACCTTATTTCAGTGAAGTCAATTTTTTAACATTAATCATTTACACACGCTTGAAAAGTGATCGCTGAAAATGGCATTTACTACATTATCAAAGTTCCCATCGAAGATAATCGAAATTTTTCCCGGTAGCAGATATCGTGAGATTTAACGCTTTTCGCTCATAGCAGGCTGTCAGATTTGATAGCGTTTGGGCTATGTAAACTGTCAGTCGGAAAATGAGTGTGTACAAATCAGGACATGCGGGCGAATTGCCCGCATTTTCTTTATCTGTTGTTTCATCCACTGACCAGCCAGGTCAAATAGCGTCTCATGCACTGCCCAACAGAAAATAGTTGCACCCATTAACCACGGAGTTAAACGGATGAGTGACTATCATCACGGCGTGCAGGTGCTGGAGATTAACGACGGCACCCGCGTCATTTCCACCGTATCCACTGCCATTGTCGGCATGGTCTGCACGGCCAGCGATGCGGATGCGGAAACCTTCCCCCTCAATAAACCGGTGCTGATTACCAATGTGCAGAGCGCAATTGCAAAGGCCGGTAAAAAAGGCACGCTGGCGGCATCGTTGCAGGCCATCGCCGACCAGTCAAAACCGGTCACCGTTGTCGTGCGTGTGGAAGACGGCACCGGCGACGACGAGGAAACGAAACTCGCGCAGACCGTTTCCAATATCATCGGCACCACCGACGAAAACGGTCAGTACACCGGACTGAAAGCCCTGCTGGCGGCGGAGTCGGTAACCGGTGTTAAACCGCGTATTCTCGGCGTGCCGGGACTGGACACCAAAGAGGTGGCTGTTGCACTGGCATCAGTCTGTCAGAAGCTGCGCGCTTTCGGGTATATCAGCGCATGGGGCTGTAAGACCGTTTCCGAGGTGAAAGCCTACCGTCAGAATTTCAGCCAGCGTGAGCTGATGGTCATCTGGCCGGATTTCCTCGCATGGGATACGGTCGCCAGTACCACCGCCACCGCGTATGCCACCGCCCGTGCGCTGGGTCTGCGCGCTAAAATCGACCAGGAGCAGGGCTGGCATAAAACGCTGTCCAACGTCGGGGTGAACGGTGTTACCGGCATCAGCGCGTCCGTATTCTGGGATTTGCAGGAGTCCGGCACCGATGCTGACCTGCTTAACGAGTCAGGCGTCACAACGCTGATTCGCCGTGACGGTTTCCGCTTCTGGGGTAACCGTACCTGCTCTGATGACCCGCTGTTCCTCTTTGAAAACTACACCCGCACCGCGCAGGTGCTGGCCGACACGATGGCTGAGGCGCACATGTGGGCGGTGGACAAGCCCATCACCGCAACGCTGATTCGCGACATCGTTGACGGCATCAATGCCAAATTCCGTGAGCTGAAAACAAACGGCTATATCGTGGATGCGACCTGCTGGTTCAGCGAAGAATCCAACGATGCGGAAACCCTCAAGGCCGGAAAACTGTATATCGACTACGACTATACCCCGGTGCCTCCTCTTGAAAACCTGACCCTGCGCCAGCGTATTACCGATAAATACCTGGCAAATCTGGTCACCTCGGTTAACAGCAATTAAGGAGCCTGACCGATGGCAATGCCGCGCAAACTCAAGTTAATGAACGTCTTTCTGAACGGCTACAGCTATCAGGGCGTTGCAAAGTCCGTCACGCTGCCAAAACTGACCCGTAAACTCGAAAACTATCGCGGTGCGGGGATGAACGGAAGCGCACCGGTAGACCTCGGCCTTGATGACGATGCGCTGTCAATGGAGTGGTCGCTCGGGGGCTTCCCGGATTCGGTTATCTGGGAGCTTTACGCCGCAACCGGTGTGGATGCCGTGCCGATTCGTTTTGCAGGCTCTTACCAGCGTGACGATACCGGCGAAACGGTGGCCGTAGAGGTGGTCATGCGTGGCCGTCAGAAAGAAATCGACACCGGCGAGGGTAAACAGGGAGAAGACACCGAGTCGAAAATCTCCGTGGTCTGCACCTATTTCCGGCTGACGATGGACGGTAAGGAGCTGGTCGAAATCGACACCATCAACATGATTGAGAAGGTGAACGGCGTCGACCGGCTGGAGCAACACCGCCGCAATATCGGCCTGTAATTTTCATCCGGTCAGCCTGGCTGACCGGTTAACCCCGATTCAGAAGTGAGAAAACCATGAACAAAGAAAATGTGATTACCCTGGACAATCCGGTCAAGCGTGGTGAGCAGGTTATCGAACAGGTCACGCTGATGAAACCCAGTGCGGGGACGCTGCGCGGTGTCAGTCTGGCTGCGGTCGCAAACTCAGAAGTCGATGCACTGATTAAGGTGCTGCCGCGCATGACGGCACCGATGCTGACCGAGCAGGAAGTCGCCGCGCTGGAACTGCCTGACCTTGTGGCGCTGGCCGGTAAGGTGGTCGGTTTTTTGTCGCCGAACTCGGTGCAGTGACGCTTCCGAAAAATCTGTCGGTCGATGACCTGATGGCGGATGTGGCAGTGATATTTCACTGGCCGCCATCAGAACTGTATCCCATGAGCCTGACCGAACTCATCACATGGCGCGAAAAGGCGCTCAGGCGAAGCGGAAACACGAATGAGTAACAATGTAAAATTACAGGTATTGCTCAGGGCTGTTGACCAGGCGTCCCGCCCGTTTAAATCCATCCGCAGAGCGAGTAAGTTGCTGTCGGGGGATATCCGGGAAACACAAAAATCACTGCGCGAGCTGAACGGTCACGCATCCCGTATTGAGGGATTCCGCAAGACCAGTGCACAGCTCGCCGTGACTGGTCATGCACTTGAAAAGGCACGGCAGGAGGCCGAAGCCCTTGCCACACAGTTTAAAAACACCGAACGCCCGACCCGTGCTCAGGCGAAAGTGCTGGAATCCGCAAAGCGTGCGGCGGAGGACTTACAGGCGAAATATAACCGCCTGACAGATTCCGTTAAACGCCAGCAGCGGGAACTGGCCGCTGTGGGAATTAATACCCGCAATCTTGCACATGATGAGCAGGGACTGAAAAACCGTATCAGTGAAACCACCGCCCAGCTTAACCGGCAGCGTGACGCGCTGGCGCGTGTCAGTGCGCAACAGGCAAAACTTAACGCAGTCAAACAGCGTTATCAGGCCGGAAAGGAACTGGCCGGAAATATGGCCTCAGTGGGCGCTGCCGGTGTGGGGATTGCTGCTGCGGGAACGATAGCCGGAGTTAAGCTGCTGATGCCAGGTTATGAGTTTGCGCAGAAAAACTCAGAATTGCAGGCTGTGCTCGGTGTGGCAAAAGACTCCGCCGAAATGGCTGCACTCCGCAAGCAGGCGCGCCAGCTCGGTGACAACACCGCCGCCTCAGCGGATGATGCGGCCGGTGCACAGATTATCATTGCGAAAGCGGGTGGGGATGTTGATGCCATTCAGGCGGCAACGCCGGTCACGCTGAATATGGCGCTGGCGAACCGCCGCACAATGGAAGAAAACGCCGCCCTGCTGATGGGGATGAAATCCGCCTTTCAGCTTTCAAACGATAAGGTCGCTCATATCGGGGATGTTCTCTCCATGACGATGAACAAAACCGCCGCTGATTTTGACGGCATGAGCGATGCGCTGACCTATGCCGCACCAGTGGCAAAAAATGCCGGTGTCAGCATTGAAGAAACCGCCGCAATGGTCGGGGCGCTGCATGATGCAAAAATCACAGGCTCAATGGCGGGGACGGGAAGCCGTGCCGTGTTAAGTCGCCTGCAGGCACCGACTGGAAAAGCATGGGATGCACTCAAAGAGCTTGGCGTGAAAACCTCAGACAGTAAGGGAAACACCCGACCAGTATTTACCATTCTGAAAGAAATGCAGGCCAGCTTTGAGAAAAACCGGCTCGGTACTGCCCAGCAGGCCGAATACATGAAAACCATTTTCGGGGAGGAGGCCAGCTCAGCCGCCGCTGTGCTGATGACTGCCGCGTCAACCGGAAAGCTGGACAAACTGACCGCTGCGTTTAAAGCCTCAGACGGGAAGACCGCAGAGCTGGTAAATATCATGCAGGACAACCTCGGCGGTGACTTTAAGGAGTTTCAGTCCGCTTATGAGGCGGTGGGGACAGACCTGTTTGACCAGCAGGAAGGCGCGCTACGTAAGCTCACGCAGACGGCCACAAAGTATGTGTTAAAACTCGACGGCTGGGTACAGAAAAACAAATCACTGGCGTCAACCATTGGCCTCATTGCCGGTGGCGCGCTGGCGCTGACTGGCATCATCGGTGCAATTGGTCTTGTAGCCTGGCCGGTTATCACCGGCATCAATGCCATCATCGCGGCAGCAGGCGCAATGGGGGCAATCTTCACGACGGTTGGTAGTGCCGTTATGACGGCCATCGGGGCGATTAGCTGGCCGGTTGTGGCTGTGGTGGCCGCCATTGTCGCCGGGGCGTTGCTTATCCGTAAATACTGGGAGCCTGTCAGCGCATTCTTTGGCGGTGTGGTTGAAGGGCTGAAAGCGGCATTTGCGCCGGTGGGGGAGCTGTTCACGCCACTGAAACCGGTGTTTGACTGGCTGGGCGAAAAGTTACAGGCTGCGTGGCAGTGGTTTAAAAACCTGATTGCCCCGGTCAAAGCCACCCAGGACACCCTGAACCGTTGCCGTGACACGGGCGTCATGTTCGGGCAGGCACTGGCTGACGCGCTGATGCTGCCGCTTAATGCGTTCAACAAATTGCGCAGCGGCATTGACTGGGTACTGGAAAAGCTCGGGGTCATCAACAAAGAGTCAGACACACTTGACCAGACCGCCGCCAGAACTCATGCCGCCACGTATGGCACCGGTGGTTATATTCCGGCGACCAGCTCTTATGCAGGCTATCAGGCTTATCAGCCGGTCACGGCACCGGCTGGCCGCTCTTATGTGGACCAGAGTAAAAACGAATATCACATCAGCCTGACGGGTGGTACTGCACCGGGGACACAGCTTGACCGCCAGTTACAGGATGCGCTCGAAAAATACGAGCGGGATAAACGTGCGCGCGCCCGTGCCAGCATGATGCATGACGGTTAAGGAGGTGACGAAAAATGATGCTCGCGTTAGGTATGTTTGTTTTTATGCGCCAGACGCTGCCACACCAGACCATGCAGCGTGAATCAGATTATCGCTGGCCGTCAAATTCCCGTATCGGTAAACGGGATGCCTATCAGTTTCTCGGTGTAGGTGAGGAGAACATCACACTTGCCGGTGTGCTTTATCCCGAACTGACTGGCGGAAAGCTGACGATGACCACGCTCAGACTGATGGCAGAGGAAGGCCGGGCGTGGCCGTTGCTGGATGGCACCGGCATGATTTACGGCATGTATGTCATCAGCAAGGTGAGTGAAACAGGGAGTATTTTCTTTGCAGACGGCACACCACGGAAAATTGATTTTACGCTGTCGCTCACCCGCGTTGATGAGTCACTGGCCGCGCTTTATGGCGATATCGGTAAACAGGCGGAATCGCTCATCGGTAAGGCTGGCAGTATGGCGACTAAATTCACGGGTATGACGGGGGCGGGATAATGCTGGATGCGCTGACATTTGATGCAGGCAGTACGCTGACGCCGGATTACATGCTGATGCTCGACAGCAGGGATATTACCGGCAATATCAGCGACCGTCTGATGAGCATGACCCTGACGGATAACCGGGGCTTTGAGGCTGACCAGCTTGATATTGAACTGAACGATGCCGACGGGCAGGTCGGGCTGCCGGTTCGTGGCGCTGTCCTGACGGTGTATATCGGCTGGAAAGGTTTTGCCCTGGTATGCAAAGGGAAATTTACCGTTGATGAGGTTGAACACCGGGGCGCGCCGGATGTGGTCACCATCCGCGCCCGGAGTGCAGATTTTCGCGGGACGCTCAATTCCCGCCGTGAAGGCTCATGGCATGACATTACGCTCGGTGCGATTGTTGAGGCGATAGCCTCCCGTAACAGGCTGGAAGCCAGTGTCGCTCCGTCACTGGCCGGAATAAAAATTCCACACATCGACCAGTCGCAGGAGTCTGATGCGAAATTCCTGACCCGTCTTGCTGAACGCAACGGCGGCGAGGTGTCGGTAAAAATGGGAAAACTGCTGTTTCTCAAAGCGGGGCAGGGGGTGACGGCCAGCGGTAAAAAAATCCCGCAGATTACCATCACCCGCAGCGACGGCGACCGTCATCATTTTGCGATTGCTGACCGTGGAGCTTACACCGGCGTAACGGCAAAGTGGTTACACACCAAAGACCCGAAGCCGCAAAAGCAGAAGGTAAAACTGAAACGCAAAAAGAAAGAAAAACACCTGCGCGCACTGGAGCACCCGAAAGCGAAACCGGTCACGCAGAAGAAAGCGCCAAAAGTACCGGAAGCGCGCGAAGGTGAATACATGGCCGGTGAAGCTGACAACGTTTTTGCCCTGACCACGGTATATGCCACAAAAGCGCAGGCCATGCGCGCCGCTCAGGCGAAGTGGGATAAACTGCAACGGGGTGTAGCGGAGTTCTCCATCAGCCTGGCTACCGGTCGTGCAGATATTTACACGGAAACACCGGTTAAAGTGTCAGGCTTTAAGCGCGTCATAGACGAGCAGGACTGGACCATCACTAAGGTGACACATTGTCTCAATAATAGCGGCTTCACGACGTCCTTGGAGCTTGAGGTAAGGCTTTCTGATGTGGAGTACGAAACAGAAGATGATGAGTGACGTGGTTTATTTATCTGTTTGTTTTATAAGGATAAATTAACTAAAATGGCACCATCAACAAAACCGGAAGAGGTGCTCGCGATGTTTCATTGTCCTTTATGCCAGCATGCCGCACATGCGCGTACAAGTCGCTATATCACTGACACGACAAAAGAGCGTTATCACCAGTGCCAGAACGTGAATTGCAGCGCCACGTTCATCACTTATGAGTCGGTACAGCGATACATCGTGAAGCCGGGAGAAGTCCACGCCGTAAGGCCGCACCCGTTGCCGTCAGGGCAGCAAATTATGTGGATGTGA